ATGCCAACCCTTGAATGGATCGGAAAAGACAAGGTGATCAACCACCATCAAGAAGTGCCGTTCCGGGTGTTGGAGCGCAAGTACAGCTTTGATGAAAGCGGCCAGCACGAAGAGGACAACGGCAGCGAAAACATGATCATCCGGGGCGATAATCTGGAAGCCTTGAAAGCCCTGCTGCCCCGTTACGAAGGCCGCGTCAAGTGCATCTACATCGAAATTAAAACGCAAAATTTGATACAAAGCACAGCCGCCTGACAAAAGGGGTGTCGCAGGGGTCAAAGGGGTGTCGGTGTGATTAGGGGTGTCGGTTTTCAGGAACCGGCTTTTTAAACAGACAAAACGCAACTTCAAGTTGCGCGAAAGCAAGCTGTAGTTGGTGTGCAAAACCGCCCAGAAGATGTACAATAGCAGCGTCAGGAGGTGATAAACTTGAGCCTTGGTAACAACATCTTCATTAAGCGAAAAGAAAACGGCATGACGCAGGAAGACCTCGCCGACCGCCTTGGGGTTTCCCGTCAGGCAGTATCTGACTGGGAGAGAGACGTCAAGAAGCCGGAAACGCAAAACCTAATTGACCTCGCTAAGCTACTTGGTGCTTCAATTGACTGGCTCTGTGCCGACGAGCTGGCTGATTCAGAAACACCGCGTGAGGAGATGCCTGTCAATGAAGAACAGCCAGAGAGCAAGCGGGATGGGAGAGTTTTGAAGATTGCTCCCGCTTTGCTGGAGTTTGCGAGAAGGGTTGATGAAATCACCGCTGGTATGTATATCTCAGAAGACAAGGAGGACGGACAATGAACGAGAATCACGCCCCTATGGTTCTTAGCGACGAAGTGAAAATCGAGATAATTCACTCGATTAAGGATGTGCTTATCCGCCTGATTGACACACTCTTCCCCCGCAATACCCATACTGACGCTGAACAATGCGAAGCTCCCTGCTACCGGAGATAACCTCCAGCGGCAGGGAGCCGTTTTCGTTTCTGGGGTCAAGCTTTAACTCCCTGCCCGTTTTTGAAGGTGAAGCGGATGTCATCGTCAGCGTAGACGGTGCCGTAGTCCACCAGCCCGTGCCAGCTATCCAGCGTGAATTCGCTCAGCTCATCCGGCATGGCGGCAAAGACTTTCAGGAAATCCTCAATGCTGGCCCGCTGGGTCTGCATCTGATGGATTTTTGCCGTGACCGCATCCAGTTGGGCTTTGGCCTTTTCAAAACGCTCGGTCAGTCCGTCATAGCGTTTCTGGTACTCGGTCTGGTTGAGGGCAACGTGTGCGTTTTCGTAGATGCACTGCTGAACCATATCGGAGACCACCTGCGTCTCCTGCTGGAGTTCTTCCTGCTCTCGCTCCAAGTCGGTGGTGTCAAAGAGCAGGGCCATCATTTCCCGGCCATCCGCGATGACTGTATCCTTGGTGGCCAGGAGCTTATTTGCCGCTAACAGGAAAGCCTGCTGGATGATGTCATCGGTCAGGTGCGGAGTGCTGCAATGCTTGTCGCCGTCGAATTTGTGATTGCACTGCCAGATGACCTTCCGGTACTTGCTGTTGGAGTGCCATACCTTTGAGCCGTACCAGCTGCCGCACTCACCGCAGCGGATTTTACTGGAGAAGGTGTGGACGCCACTATGGTATTTCCGGCCCTTGCCGCGCTTCTCCATCTCACGCTGCACCATCTCGAAGGTGTCCGGGTCGATGATAGCCTCGTGGTTGTCCTCCACATAGTATTGCGGGATTTCGCCCTCATTGACCTTCTTTTTCTTCGTCAGGTAATCGACGGTGTAGGTTTTTTGCAGGAGAGCGCAGCCCTTGTATTTCTCATTCGACAGGATGCTTTTGACCGCTGATGTATTCCACTTGGGCTTTCCTCCGGGAGACAGGATGCCGTCATCCGTGAGCTGCTGGGCGATGCCGTTGTATGTCATGCCCTGAAGGAACATGGCGTAGATGCGCTGAACAATGGCTGCCTGCTCCCGATTGACCACCAGATTGCCGTCCGGCCCACGGTCGTAGCCGAGGAACCGGTTAAACGGAACCGTGACCTTGCCGTCAGCAAAGCGCTTCCGCTGGCCCCAGGTGCAGTTTTCAGAAATGCTCCGGCTTTCCTCCTGCGCCAGCGAGGACATGATGGTCAGGAGCAGCTCGCCCTTCCCGTCGAACGTCCAGATATTCTCTTTCTCAAAATAGCACTCGATGCCGTTTTCCTTGAGCTGGCGGATGGTAGTCAGACTGTCCACCGTGTTCCGGGCAAACCGGCTGACGCTCTTGGTCACGATGAGGTCGATTTTCCCGGCCAGCGCATCCGCGACCATGCGTTTGAAGCCCTCGCGGTGCTTGGTGCTGGTGCCCGTGATGCCTGCGTCCGTATAGACATCGACGAACTCCCAATCGTCCCGGCTTTTGATGTAATTCGTGTAGTAATCAATCTGGGCCTCATAGCTGGTGAACTGGTCGTCGTGGTCAGTGGAAACACGCGCATAACCGGCGACCCGGCGCTTTTTCTGCTCCGTGATAGGCGTAGCTGTGAAGCGGGTCAGCGTGGCTGGGATGGTGGTAATCTTCTTAGTCGTTTTCGGCATGGCGTTCCCTCCATTTCGCTTTCATGACCTCGCTCATGTGTTTCTTCCGCTCCTCAGTCTGGCGCGGCATCTGACGCTTCTGGACGAAGGTTCTGGAAGCCTCGTGCCCGTCCCGGAAGTGAAAGACAATCTGATTGTCTGCGGGCACCGTCGCGTAAGCTAGCTGCTGATTGAAAAGCTCCTCGTCAAACTCCGGCAAGCCCATCACGTCCGCGATGAGCGCCTTTAGCGTGTCCTCCCGGATGCCGACCTTGGAGCAGCCCACCGCTGTCGGCGACGAACAGTACCAGGAGCGTACTACCGTCCCATCCACACGCTTGTGCGTCTGGCAGCGATAGTTCGCTCCGCAGCGACCGCATTTGATGAAGTGGGTGAAGGTGTGATAGCATTTCCATCCGGTATCCCGGTCTCGCCGGTACTCACTGACCGCCTTGCGCCGTTCTGCTGTCCAGCTCTCCTTTTTTGCATTCCGGCTCCAATGATGCTCAATGGAGGTTCCATCGGTAAACTCGAAGAGCATCGTGCCGGTGGCTGGAATCGTAATCTTCTCCACCCGTTCCGAGAATGTCTCCTCGTCAAATTCCGGCAGGCCGAGCACCTTGGCGCATTCCTCTTTCAGAACATCCTCACGTATCGTGCCGGAGGAACAATGTTCTCCCTTACGCTTGTTTGTGCCGCAGCCGTAGAAAGTGTAACGCTCCCCAAGCTGACTGGTCTTGGCCCGGTTCTTCCGGGTGTTGCGTACAAAACTGGCACCACAAAGACCGCATTTGATTTTCGAGGTGAAGCAGCTGGTGTTGATGCCCCAGTTTGCCAGAGCGCCGAGCTCCCGCCGCCGCGCAATCTCAGCCTGCACCGCCTGATAGGTCTTCATCGGGATGATGGCCTCGTGGGTATTCTCCACGAAATACTGCGGAAGCTCTCCGTGGTTCTTGCGGGTCTTTTTGCTGATAGGGTCAAGGGTATATTCCTTCTGAAAGAGCAGGTTCCCGGTGTAGGTGATGTTTTTGAGGATGGCCCGAATAGAGCTGTTGGGAAAATGCATCCCCTTCATGGACTTGACACCCATCTCCTCCAGCTGTTTTTCCGTTGCCTCTGCCGAGAGGCCCTTCAGGAAATTGTCATAGATGAGCCGGACGATTTTGGCCTCTTCCGGCTCAACGACCAGATGGTCGCCCTCCCAACGGTAGCCGTAAATTAAGAACCGTCCGTTTGGGATGCCCTGCTCAAAGCGCTTCCGGGTGCCCCATTTCACGTTTTCCGAGAGGCTCCTGACCTCCTCCTGCGCAAAGGATGCCAGCAGGGTGAGCATGACCTCGCCGTCACCGCTCAGAGAATTGATGTGCTCCTTTTCAAACCGAACCTCGATGCCCAGCTCCTTCAGGTGGCGGACAGTCTCCAGCAGGTCAACTGTGTTCCGGGCGAATCTTGAGATGCTTTTTGTGAGGATGATATCGATTTTCCCAGATTCACAGTCCTCCAGCATCCGCTGGAATTCCTCACGGCTGGAGGACTTTGTGCCGGTGACCGCATTGTCCGCATAGACGCCAGCGTATTCCCATTCCGGATTGCGCTGAATCAGCTTGCTGTAATAGCTGACCTGCGCTGACAGGGAGTGGTTGAGCCGTTCGGACTCCATCGAAACTCTGGCGTATGCAGAGACCTTCTTTCGGGTCGGGAGCGATGGAGAAATCGGCTCGATTTTGCTTACTTTTCGCATAAAATCAGCTCCTTTCCGGTACTATACATCGCTCTGAAAGCCCGGAATAGCAAGTAGATTCTGAGAATAACGTTCCCAATAATGGGCGGTATTTTCCCAGCATTTTTGTATCAATTATGGCGTATTGCTCCTCGGTGATGAGGCCGTTTTTCAGCATCGTCCGGAACATACTCATGCTGGCCTGATACCGTTTCTCTCGGTCGAATTGCTCCTCAGTCATGGCCGTCACCACCTTGAAACCGGGCTTGAACATAGCAGGCATGGCAGCAGTATTTCCGTTGGGAATTGCCATAGGCACGGAAGGGCTTCCCGCAGCAGGCGCATGTGAAATCGTAGAATGCCTTTTTATCCACTGCATCCGGATGCGTATTCCACCAGTGGATGCGGCAGGCGTCCGAGCAGAACTTGACAGGCTTCCTCCCGGCGACCTGCATCAGTGGCTTGCCACAGTTACGGCAGCAGTTTGAAGCAGGAACATCGGTCGTGCCCACAGTGGCTTTGGTGCCGGTGAGCCCTGCCCTGCGGCAGTAGGCAGAAACCTGATTCTTGGTCAGGCCGAGCGCATCAGCAATGCTGGCATATCCGTACCCGAACTGGCGGAGCTCCGCGATTTGGTATTTCTGTTCGTTTGTCATAGCGACCTCCAATCCGAAGGCTTATCCTTCAGTTCCCACTGAAGGTGGGAGGCCGCTTTGAGCGGATATTTGTATCAAAAATAGAAAAAGGGCCTACAGAATTTCTCCCATAGGCCCAGAATGGTTTATGCGATTATATGCGCTTGGCGTAGTCCAGCGCAATCCAGCCCGCGCCGGACTTGAGCTTGCCCCAGCCGTTACTGGAGCCCTGCCCGGACTGCACGGCGGTGATGGTGAAGACCCCGGCACCGGTAAATCGACCGGTGGCTGCGTAGTTTGTCCCCGGCCCGGAGCGGATGTTCAGGTCAGGCACAGATACTCGAACCTTGAAGGTTGCGTCACCGGTAACACCGACAGAGCCTGTCTCGGATGTATAGACGGCATTCCCGTCAGTATCGAAGACGGAGTATCCCGGATTCTTATCAGCACACGCTTTCGCGTTGGCAAGGATTTTATAAGCGCCCTTCTGCGATTTGGAATCCGACCACGTCTTGCGGACGCGATAGAGCTGCTTCTGTGTAGTGACCGTGCCACTAAGGGCCGCCGTGACCTTCGAGGCAAGGTCGCCCATCCGTGCATACATCCAGTCGCCGGGACAGGATTTGTTTGCAAACCATCGGTGGACGGTCAGCACCATCTCATCGGCTGCAGGGCTGTAGTTCAGCGTCTTATCGTTGTCTCCGAGCCACAGGAGCTTCTTCTTGCAGTTCCGCTTACAGATGTCGATGCAGAGAGTGATGAGCTTCTGGTAGACCACATCCTTGAAGGCGTAAGGAGCCGTGGTGTCGGAAGCGCACTCGATGGTGACTGCCCGCTGGTCGTTGGCGTTGGAGGAGGAGCACCACGAGCGGTTCTTCTCCTCCACATACATCCCGACCCGCCCATCAGCGCCGATGCCGTAGTTGCAGCTTGCCTGCCGGGATGCAGGCAGAAAGATATTGCCCAGCGTTTCCACTGAGCACTGACCCACCACGCAGTGGGGCGTGATGCGTTCAATACTATGGGTGCGCTGCCCGGAGTGGTTCGGGCTGAGCTTGGTGTAAGACACCAGGGGGCTGTTCGTATAGGCCATGATTATTCGTCCTCCTTTTCGGCACGGTTGTGAAGCTGCTCTAACACCGTCTTGATCCGGTCTGGCACAGGCAAGCCCAGATGCGCGGCATTCTCCAGAAGAGAAACGCCCTCGTTGGAGATGTAGAAGAAGATGACCGCCGTGCGAAGTACCGAACCGCTGCCGATCACCTGCACATCCAGCACATTGGCGATACCAACCAGAAGAAAAATCAGCACCTTTCGGCAGATGCCCTTGAATCCCACAGTGCTGGATAATTTCTTATCTGCTACGGCGCACATAACGACTGTGATGTAGTCAATAACCACGAAGGCGATGAGCGCATAAAGAAGGCCGTCGCAGCCGCCAAGGAAGTATCCCAGCCAGCCGCCGATGGCCGCAAAAACCATCTGTACCGTGTTCCAAAACTCTTTCATACAAAAATCACTCCTTTTCATCCCAGCCGTAAACGCCGGGTTTCCATACATTACTGTTTTGCAGCACAGCGAAAAAATGCTCTCCGGCGCTGTAATTGCTGCATTGGATCGTGTTTAATTTCATGTCAACAGACTTCTTTCGTAATCATACAGCAGCCAGTTACTGCTGTTTGTGGCACACAGCTTGTACCGATGCGACCCGCGCTCTTGAATCGGCGATGTTGCAAACAGGCCAAAGGTTCGGCTTTTGCTTAAGGACAAGAGCTGATCATTCTGTTTGGCAAAAGCAAGATAGGTTGCCACCGGACTGGTGTTGGCGGATAAGAAAAATACCCGAAAGAACGGCGCGTTGTACAGTACATACGGAGTCCCTGTTTCCCGCACAAAACTCTGAAGAAGCGTGCCGGTCCTGATGTCAAAGACCGCACAGACGGAATACTGCGTTCCGCTCCACTGAATGGAATTCCAGCAGAGCGCCAGAATGCCGGTATCGGTTAAAGAGTAGTAGTTCGGCGAACACACCGTTCCATAGTTCGTGCCGACCGGGAGCCGGCTATAGCTCGTTTTGATCTGCTCTCCGTCCGGGGTAATGACCATTATTACCGCCGCAGAAGATGCCGTTTTAGAACTTTCCTGAAAAACGCCAACCACTGCACCTGCCGGACTGCGAAGATACGGCCGGTAACTCATCACCTGCATATAGCTAGAATAACAGGGACTGTACTGCGCCCTCGGATGACAAACCACGCCTGCCCAGACCAGTCCATTGGAACGAACAGACGCGCCGTAGAGCCATCCCGGCGTACTTGAGGAACTGTCCGAGATCGTGCCGGTCACCCACACGAAGCGGGCCAGCCCCTGCTCCTCGTCAAACGAACACCAGTACGGCTCCATATAGCTGTACGAGCCGACGGTTGCCAACTCGATCTCCGTCATGACTGCTGCTCCGGTGGATGCCGCAACAATATCGCACAGCACTTGCGCGGAGGTATTCAGCGGACGGTAGAATACATACAGATGATCCTTGACCTGGTCGTAGCAGATGTACGCCTGCCGGGAGTAGTAATTGTAATTGGTCTGCTTTTTGTCTGTAGACGCCACATACAGCAGCTCCCACTGCTGAGATGCGATGTCATAGCAGAAAACCGCCGGGTAGTAATAATAGGTGGATGCGGAGCTGACCCTCGTTTGCAAGGATACCGGAAGAAAGACTTTCCCAGCTTTTTCACTGACGGTGATCCACTCATAGTAAGCGGTATAGCTGTAATAGACCTCGCTGCTTTCAAAAGTCGTGGTCTTGTAGTTGATCGTGTTCCAGTAAGAGCTGAACAAGGTGTAGAGGTTCAAACTCCTGGCTTGCGCAATTGCAGAATAGGCATTCAAAACATCATCCATCAGCGCAGCATCGTGGTTTGCCGACTCTCCGATAGCGTTGTAGGTATCGCTCACTTTGAGCATTTGCCGGAAAAGCGAGGTGTTGTGCGCCAGAATCGGTTCTTGCTCTTTGCTGCGCAGAAGGGACAGCACATTGTCTGTATCCTGAAACAGCGAAGCAATATCCGTGTGTTCGGTGGCTTCAATGCCGCAAAGATAGGTCATGAGCGCTTCGTTGAAGTATCCCTTTTCCATGAGGACATCATAGCAGAGCCGGTTGGCTTCCGTTTTGGTACAGTCGGTAAAGACGGCGGACAAGGCCGGTACGCTTGAGAGAATGTGTTCTCTTGCCGTTGGGTCGTTGAGCAGAGAACGGAAAAGCGAGGCTCCCTTCAGAAAGTTTCCTCGGAACATCTGACTGTATTTGTAATAATCATTTTGCAAAAGTGGGATCATACCGTGATTCCTCCATCATAAATTGCCAGCACATCGACCGTCACGGCCGAAAACTCCGGGTATGACAAGACCGAGACCTTGGTGCTTGCCGTGCCGCCGTTGCTGGTCGAAACATAGACCTCCTGCAGAGCGCCGAGCCGCACGGCGATCTGACAGGAGGTTCTTGTAATATTCTTGACCGCCACCACGGCGGTATCGGAAACGGAAACAAACACACGCGGTACACCAGACAGCGGCCTTCGGAAAGAAACCGTTGTCCAGCCTGCGGCCAACGTGACTCGCTGCGCGTCTATCTCGATATCGTCCAGGGCGTTTGAAAAATGCCCGCCTTCATCAATGCTGTCAAAGAGATATTTATTGACCGGCGTTCCTTCTTCAATCGGCTCGTCTGCCCGTTCCCAGGTGGCATAGAACGGAGCGCCGTTTTCCGGCACAATACGGATGCGGTTGGGCTTTGTTGGAATGCGGTCTTTTACTTCAATCATACAAACCCTCCTTCGTTGAGAGAAAATGAGCCGGAATGCCAGAAGATCGTCATCATCCGGTTCAGCCAGATGTAGATAGCATGGAGATCCCATTCCAACACATTGGCCTGCTCGAAATCCATGCTGCCCGTGATGGTGATCTCCCGGAAGTCCGGCAGATAGTGATAAGCGGCATACAGTTTTTGAATGTTCTTTCGGATGCGGTCGATCTCCGGCTTCCAGGGAATGTCTGCCGCTGTCCACCGGCGGGTGCGTACCAGCACCTGATAGCCGAGAGAGTCCAGAACGCCTGCAAGATAGGTTGTCCATTCCTCGATGCGGTTCAGGTCACCGACATTCCAGAACGCTGCTCCGGTGCGTTCATATTGCAAAGGCTCCATCAAAGACCACATCCTTCCGTTTCACAGCTGAGTCCGCCGTCATAGTTGAATTTCAGACGGGTGATCAGTACATCCTGCCGACCGCCGTAGGAGTCCGAGACGGATACAACATCCGCAAGCTCTTTCGCCGGGTCGCCTCGCTCCGTGACGATGTAGGACAGTCGGCGCTTATGAAACCGCAGGAGCCACCCGGCCAAAGCATCGTCCGCTGCCGCAGCGTTTTCGTATTCCACCGTCTGCACCGGCTCGCCCTCTCTGCGGTCGGACGCTGTATAGACTGTTTCTTCGGTATCTTTCTCATACTCGTTGGATACGGTCAGTTCCACGGTATTGATCTCTGATGCCACCTTCATGCGCGGCGATTCCTCCATACGGTTTAAATCCAGAAAACCGGACGCAGTGTCCAATTGCAGTGCATCGAAAAAGGTCAGTGTACCGTTTCTGTCCATGCGGCAGGTACACTGTGCCGCCTGTGCTAAAAGTCGGAGCGCGTCCCGGCAGGAGCAGTCTTTGGGCAGCGCACGGCGAACGATTCGTTCCCCAAGCTCCTCCGGCACGGAGATTGGAATATCCATCCCGGCGGTTTCCAAAACCGTGCGGACGGCTTGTTCCAAGGTCCAAGTTCCGGTCGACCCCAAACGGCACTTTATGCTGTCCAGCCAGTAGACCCGGTCGTTCGCTGTGATTTTTGCCGTCATTGCATTATCCTCGGCACTGGCAGTGGTGAAGTAGAAGCGTCCCATATAGACGCTGTCCTCGCCAATCGTGAGCGAAACATCCAGCGGCTGGGTCTGCTGCAGATAGGCATACACACCTTTAGGATTGGCCATATTCCAGGAAGCGTCCGAATTATCTATCGTCAGTGTCAGCTCATTGGTGGGAAGGCTCTCTCCGATAGGCGAAAAGCTATAATCCAATGTGGCGGATACCGTATTTTCCTGTGTGAAGCGTTTGATCAGTCCGAAAACGACCTCCGCAATCCGCACCCGGCGAAACGGCTCATGAGTCCGCAGAAACTCCAAGGTGACGGTGCGGTAATGCTCCACGGGAGCATCCAGTTCGCAGCGAACTGCGGCATTTTCTACCAATACATCTTTCAAAATAACCCCGTCAGCATCATAAGCACGAAGGCGAAAGCAGGAAGCATACTGTTCTCCGGCATCATCAAAGCAGACCGTGAAGCCCACGCTGGATTGATCTGCATTCCAGGAAAATCGAAGGACGGGCGGCGTATCAAAAACACCGTCTGCCCCGGATATCCTATCACTCCACCACCCAGTCTGCTGCAATGGCAGTTTTTCTTGCTCCGGGAGAAGAAAGCTACCATCCAGACGCCAGTAGTTCTGTTCCAGAGAAGCATACCGACAGGACGGATGCTCGGTGCGGTCGTGAGTCTGCGTGATCTGCGCCATCTCGCAGGCGTCGCTCACTGCGGTCTCTGCCGTTTCGGCAGCATCCACATCCACCATCTCAAAGGTGACCTGAAGACCGCAGCGGCGAATATCCGCATAGGGCAGATAAGTTTCCGGCATTGGGATCATGTTATTGTCACCTCCTGGGCGGTCATGGACAGCGTCATGTCATGCCAGACCGGGACGCTGTTTTTATAACAGAACACCGACAGGGTTGGATACTCGATGGAGAAGAAACCGGCGCCGTTCCCATCGGGTGAGGGATACTCCACCCACAGAAATGCACCGGTTTTGAGCAAGTTCAGCAGTTCGGTCACCAAATCAGCTGGAATCCAGTCCCAGACGGCGGTGACTTTTGCCCGATAGCCCAGAATGTCCTTGACCGTCTTGCCGGACGCCATCGTTACGGTTTTGGATTCTTCCTCCGCACCGACCTCGATATCCCGCACACGGGGCAAGGTGATGCTGCGGCTTTTATCTGCGCTGTAGATCGTGATCTTATCCAAGTGCAACACCTCTCTGTCTGGATACATCTTTGAGTGGGTCAAAAATCGTCTGAGCGATGGTCTTGCCGTCCATATTGACCTGCAGGGTGATAGGCTGTGCGGTTCCGCTGCCCATCACGGCAGACAATCCGCTGACGATGCCGTTGACCATCCCGGCTGAAGCACGCTCCCACGCAGTCAAAGCATCGACTGAAGGGATGGACGCTGTGATCTCACGGGAGACACTATCCATACGCCGGGTAAAACCGACACCGATGCCTTGCGCCATGTAGTCGCCGAGAACAGCCCACTTCTTTGCCGGAGAGTGGATGCCCTCCGCCGAGCGCAGGGCGGCGCGGGCAGCTGCGGCCACGGCTCTCGCTGCGGACACTACGGCAGACTTCTGGCTGAGGATACCCTGCGCCAGTCCCTTCGCCGCCAGCTGACCGACCTGGTAGAGATCGTCCTTCATGATGCCAAGCGCATCCGGTACCTTGCTGACATACTCATTCACCAGAGAAGTCATCTCATCGGAGTAGAAGCGCTGCGCCACATCTGCCGCAGCTTTCTGTTTCTGCTCCCACAGCGCCATGTATTCACTGTACTGTTCGTCCGTCATAGCGAGGAGTTTCTCCGTATAGGCAGTGGCATCGTCAACATCCATGCCGATGATCTCAGTCATCAGCGTGTCGGATACACCGCGCTGCTTCAGCTGCTCCAGCGCTTCACCGTAGCGGTCGATGGCATCGATATCGCTTTGCAGATCACTCAGTTCCAGAAAAGAGCCGGACTCGCTCTGCACAGTCGTGAACAGGTCACCATAGCTTTTCAGCTTGTCCGCCATGCTGTCCTGCTTGCTCTGCAGGTCACTGAGTGCCTGCTCATACTCGCTGCGGAAGGTTTGCACGGCCTGCAGCTGCTCTTCCAATGCCGCCTTCGTCACTTCGTCCAGTCCTTCGGCCTTGATGGCGTCGGACAGTTCCGATTCCTTCTGAACCAAACGGCGGTTCAGTTCATCGGCAACTTTGAGGATGGCAGTCTGTGTATCCTGCAATGCGTTTTCAACCATACCGATGCCATTTTGAATACCCTCGGCCAGACCGAGCATCAGCATCTTACCGATCTGGTCTCGGAACACACGGGAGGGAGAGTGGATGCCAAGCAGCCCCTTCACACTGCTGACCAGACCGTCAAACTTACTTTTGACCCAGCTGGCAAAGGCGCCCCAGGCATTGGAGAAACCCTGCTTGATGCCGTTTACGATATTCCTGCCAATCTCCAGGAAAGCGGAGAACGCACCGGAAAATACACCCTTGATTTGCTGCCAGATGCCGGAAAAGAAGGAGGTCACACCGCTCCATACGCTCTTGATGGCGTTCCACGCGCCTTCAAAGTCCCCGGAGAGGACGGCTTTCACAGTGGAGAATATGCCCTTGATCGTGTTCCAGATCATGGAGAAGAAGCCGGTCACCGTGCTCCAGACCGCCTTGATCGCAGACCAAGCGCCGGAGAATGCAGCCGAGAAATAGGGCTTCACAGCGGAGAATACCGTCTTGATTCCATTCCAAATACCACTAAAGAACGGCTTTACCTGGTCCCACACGCCCTTGATGGCCGTCCAGGCAGAGGAAAATGCCTGCTTGATGTTTTCCCAGATGCCGATGACCGCATTGCGGAATCCCTCATTGGTATGCCAGAGCGTGACCAGCGCCGCCACCAGTCCGGCCACTGCCGCAATGACGATGCCGACCGGATTTGCGTTCTGCGCTGCGTTCAGCAGCCACTGCGCCACGGTAGCGCCCTCGGTGGCAACCTTGTAGGCGTTCCATGCACCAACAAGACCGGTGATCATATTTGCAACATTCCAGGTGACGAAGGCCGTGCCAATGCCAACGGCCACGGAGAGGATCGTCTCGCCGTTGTCGATCAGCCATTGGAAGGCTCCGGTGACGGCAGCGGAGAAGGCTTCCCAATCGATGCTCTGCGTCATTTCCTGCAGCTTTCCGGTCAGCTGCTGCACGATAGGGACAAGGTTATCCAGAAAAGGCGTGCCTGCCGCCGCCATGAACTGCCGCCAGGCTTCATTCAGATTGCCCTGGACATTTTCCCAGCCGTCCGCTTCACGAGCAGCCTGACCCATCGCGCCGGACAGCTTTTGAGAGTCCGTCACCATTTTGAGTAAGGTCTGCTGTTTCTGAATCTCGGTCAGTTCGGAAAACTTCTTGCCAAACAGTTCCGTTGCCGCAGCGTTTCGGGTGGTTTCCGTACAGGACAGTCCCAGTGCGGCATCGTTGGCATAGTTGCCCTTTAGAAAGGACTGCAGGCTCTCGGCGGTATCCTCCAAACTGCGGTCATAGTACGCGGCAGCGTCCGCAGTGGCCTGCAGGGCTGTTTCCATCAGATCCATACTCTCTGTTGCATCGCCGCCGGAAGAACGGGCGAAGGCATAGATCTGAGCGCCGAGCGTATTCAAACGAGTATCCAGGATGCCGCTGGAGGAAGCTACACGCTCAATGGCGGCAGAGGCGGTACTGCCCATGTCTCCGAAGGTCTGCTCGAACTGACTGCTCTCCGCCTTGACTGCCGCTGCGGATTCGATGAATTCTCCCGCCATGCTTTTGACGGCGGACGCCAGCTGTTTTACACCCTCGATGATGGCCTGTCCCAGTACGTTGGCTTTCAGGACATCGCCGAAGGTGAGCGCCGAGTCCCCGGCGTCCTCAAAGGCGTCTGTGGTATCGTCCGCAGCGTTCTCCACATCCTGAAGCTCCGATTCCATGCGATTCAAGTCGCTCTGCGCGTTGTTGAGCTGCGTGCCGAGGTGATTGACCGCAGCAGCCTGCCGGTTATAGGCGTTCTGGGCTTTCAGTGCCTCCGCGCTGTTTTCTCCAAAATCCTGTTTGGCCTGCTCCAATGCGCCGCCCAGACTGTCCAGCTTTTCTTTGGCTCGGTCATAGGCGGCGCGAATCATATCGATCTTCTGCTTGGTCGCTTCGATGGAACGGCCGAGGATATCCGCTTTCTTTGCCGAACGGCTCTCGGCAGTGTCCATGCCTGTCATGGAAGTGACGGTGGCTTTCATCTCCGAGGAGAGGTTCTTGAGCTGTGCATTGATCGCCGACAAAGCGGTCTTGAATTCCTTTTCCCCATCCACACCAATGCGGATGCCGATATCGTTTGCCACTCTCGTCACCTCCGATCCAGTAATCTCATAAACTCATCCTGTTCTTCTTCCTGCGTCAGCTTTTGCCGTGCGCCCTCGGATTTGATCTGCTCCACAGCGATGAGGTCGAGCAGTTCCGAGAGCGGAACAGAAAGGGCTTCTTCCCGGCATAAGCCAAGATGAAGCCCGTACCATAAAAACCACGCTGCGGTCAGTCTGACAGGTCTGCCTGCGTGGTGTCTGCGTTTTTTGAAAACTCCGCCTCTACGGTCTGTGCCTGCCCATCCGTCACGGCCTTGCCGATGGCGGCGAACATGGCGGGATAATCCTCCACGCCCACCAGGTCGATCATATCGTCCAGAGAGAACACCTCCGGCGTGTCCAGACCTTCCAGCTTCGCATAGCGATTGCCCGCTACCATAAGCTGATGGAGCAGCCAGAAGGCATCCGACATAGCTTCATTCTCCATGATGGAGGAGAGCATCTCAGTCGCGGACTTTACGGGCTTTTCCCGTTTGCCTCGCTCCTCCAGCGCCAGAAGCACACGGGTGGAGAAGCAGCAGGGGTATTCCGTTCCACGGATCGTCAGAGTGGAAGTCCTCATGCGGATACACCTCCCGTGATGGACAGCAGGCCCTTGATATACGACACGGCGTCCGTCTCCGTGTCGAAGATGGCATAGCGGCACCAGTTATGCTCTGCGGTATCGTCCCGCAGGATGGTAGCGGTCAGTTCCTTGGTCTGCCATTCGATGCTCTCGCCCTGGGTGGTGGCGGAGATGCCGGGGTTCTGGAACTGCACCTTAGGATAGACCAGTCCCATCCATTTGGAAGTGCCGGACTGCTGTTTCTTGACCACGACACCAAAGCCTACATAAGGGATGGACTGGCCTTCGCCGAATACGATCTCCTTCACATCGTCCTGCTCCGTGACCGCTTTCAGGGTCAGACCCAGGATCGCGGCGGCAGGCTCCGGCAGAAGGTCGTCCGTGGTGATGGTCAGTGTACCGCCGCCGAAGGTAGTGGCGGATTCTGCGGGGCCGTTGTCCGCATACAGGATGTTGGCATCTCCGCCTTCCAGTTCCATGGACAGTTCCACCGCCTTGCCGAGGACGCCGCCGCTGGTATAGCTGACGGTCTCACCGCTTGCGGTGTAGATCGCATAAAAAGGTTTGCTCAAACCGATCGTTGCCATAGTAGATCACTCCATTTCGTAATGTTTCTCGACATCCAGTACATACTGGTGGTACCCGGTCTCACTGTCGTAGTCCAGATACCTTCGGTCGAACAGAAAAAAGTCCGCATCCAGCAGGATACGAACCAGTTGATTTTTAATCAGATTGTAGTTCCTCTTAGAAAAGATGGACAGCCGCACCGCCTGCACATCAAACTGCGGACGGTTGTCCGCCACGATATCAAAGGTATCGCTCAGCGGAACGAGCACGACATATTGGTCCGGTGCAGGTTCGGTATAGGCACCGGTCTGCCACGGGATCTTTATCGCAGTGAGAATCTCACCGATCTCGGATAACGCATTCAAAGGCTGTCCACTCCTTCCTCAAAGATTTTTCGCATTGCTTCGATGCAGGGCTTTTGCGCGGAGCGTTTTGCCGGGGTCATAAACGGTTTTGCCGCCTGTCCGTGCTTGCCGTATTCCAAAAGCGCCGCCAGCATGGCGTTGCTGACGCCGCCGGAATGCGGCTCGGAAAAGCCCACCTTGCTATCCCGTCCTGCACCGTGCTCCTTGACCGGAGACAGACCGAGGGAACGTTCCAACTCGCCCGTGGTGCGGGAATCATACTTTGTCCCTTTGCCAACCACGCTGTTCAGGTTGGACTGCGCCTGTTTCAACACCACCTTGCCGCCTTCTTCCAGAGCCTTTTTCACCAGCGTATCGCTGCGCTTTTGAAGAGCGGAAAGGCGGTCTGCCAGATCGTCCGGCAGCTTAAGCGTCATTTTAGCCACTGCTGCTCACCACCTTCTTCGCCAGTGCCTCGATGTACATCCCGCGACCTTTGACATTCTCCACGGACACAATGTCGTAGCGGCAGCCATCACAAATGAAGAATTGGTCGGTAGTGACCGTCAGCCCTGGAATACACCGAAAGCGGAACAGGTCGGTGGCTTCACTGAATACAGCGAGGTTTGCCCACCGCTGACTGCCGTGCCGACCTTCCCGGTACACACGGACGGAAGC